CGCTTATGGATATTTAAATGCTACAGAAAAATCTAAAGACCCTCGTAAAAGAGTGGTTGGAGCAGTAAATGCTGCTATTAAATTTAGTCCTTCTTGCATGGGTCCAATTGACGTAGTCAGCATTTAAGAGTATACTTAATACATGGCAAATTTTGACGATATCTTAAAGGATATTCAGAATGAGGCATCAAATCTTGACGAGTTTGAGATTTGGTTAAATAATGGAATTGAGCGGGGATGGATAACAGAACCGTTCTGTAACACTCATGAAGGAGATCCTTATATGAGTGAAGAAGAAGCGCAAGAGTGGGAAGAGGGCGGAGACCCTTGTCAAGTAGTAGTTAAAATAATAGAAAACTAAGGGGTAAAATGAAAAGAAATTTAAGTATTTTTGGATTGTTTGCAGTAATTTTGTTAGCATCAAATGTTTCGTCTGCTAATGCGGACCCAACGTATGCAGTCCTTGATTCAAATGGAAATGTAACAAATATTATTGTATGTGGTAGTGCTTGTGCTGGAGGGACTTTTGCAGGACAAACTGTTGTTCCACAAGTTGCTGCAGGTCCAAGCGGTGAAAACCGTGGTGGATTTTGGTATGGTCCAGGAACTACAACTTACGACTCTAGTTCTGAAACTTTTACAATGATAGATAGCAGAGTAGTAACTAATTCAATTTCTGAAGAAGAAAATGGAGAAACTATTACTTCATCTGCAACAATTTATGGTGGAAAAACAACTCAGTTTAAATATAGTGATACTGTAGGAAATAATTTATTTACAAGGGGCGGATTTATTTATGGATATTTAGAAAATACTTCTTCAACTATATCTGTAAATAAAAATAACATTACTGAATCTTTAGATTTTAGCAATAGGCAAACAGGAGTTCAAATTCAGGAATCTGTAGAGAATTCTGGACTAGCATTACTTAATTCTAAAGTTCAAGTATTAATTTCTTTGCTTGGATCTTGGGTTAAATAATATAGTTGTTGCGAAAGTAACTCAATGGTAGAGTACTACCTTGCCAAGGTAGACGTTGCGAGTTCAAATCTCGTCTTTCGCTCCACGCCCTCATGGTCTAGTGGTTATGACATCACCCTTTCACGGTGGTAACAGGGGTTCAATTCCCCTTGGGGGTACTAAAGTGTATAATGTATTAAAAGGAGAATAATGTCAGTAACAGTTTATTGGGCCAGCATGGAAGATGAATGGATAAAAGCAACTGAACCAGAAAAAGTAAGTAAAAGATTTTATTCTTTAGGAATTAATAATAATGATAAGTCATCTTTTGCAGGAATTAATTACTGTCCAGTTTTTAATGAATCATTAAAAAATACCTATGCAATAAAATCAATATATGATTATTCTTTTAAAATTGAAAACGAACAGTGTGTTTCAAAATATTATGATCAAAAATTTTTTGACGATCACGTTTTAATAAGGTCAATTGAAAAAAAATTCTTTTCTTTTCTTGTACAGTATGTATTTTTTACAGAAGAAGATAGTCTAACTATAAATGCATATCAACATCCAATTTTTGAAGAAAACGAAATATCAAAAAGATGTATGATAATTCCTGGAACTTTTGATATAGGAAAATATTTTCGTAATTTAGAGTTTGCATTTATTTTAAAAAACGATTTTGACGAATTTATTGTTAACGACGAAGATGTTTTATATTATCTACAATTTAATACTAAAGAAAAAATTAACTTTAAACAATTTAAAATGACTAAAGATTTAGAAAATATGATAGATGATGTTAGAAAGGCAAATCATTTTAATGAACATAAAAAATATGTTTCAATAGACCATTGGTATAATAAATTTAAAGGAAAAAAGTACATTTTAAACAAAATTAAAGAGAATTTAGTAGACTAGATTTATGCTATAATTATACTGTACCTGCCGAACGGGGGTACATTAACTTATTCGCTTGAAAGGGGAATAAAATGGTAACACAGTTCGCAATGGATCTATTCAATGATCCTTTTTTTATTGGCTTCAACAGAGAGTTGGGCCGTTTGAATACAGCACATAAAGTAAATTCACAATCATATCCTCCGTATGATCTTCTAAAACTAGACGAAGATACATACCGTTTATCTGTTGCTATCGCAGGATTTACTAAAGAAGATATCAATGTTTCAGTAGACAATGGGACACTTGTAATTAAAGGTGAAATTGTTGATGTTACAGATGCTGAAGTAGTTCACAAGGGAATTGCTGGTCGTAAATTTGTACGATCCTTTGCTCTTGGTGAATATATGGAAGTGTCTAGTGCAGAACTAAAAGACGGAATGCTAACAATTAATATTGTTCGTGTTATTCCTGAAGACAAAAAACCTAAAGTAATTAAAATAAAATAAAAAAGCAACCTGGGTATGTTGTAAAACTGCCTATTATTTGATATACTTGTAGTAGAACTTAAGGAGAGTTTATGCCTAGATACGACTATAAATGTTCTATTTGTTCTTCACAAATTGAATTTGAAAAATCAATTGGTGATGATAAATCCCCAATATGCTGTAGCGAATCTATGCAAAGGCTTTGGAGCGCTCCTGCTGCAATTTTTAACGGTAGTGGATTTTATTCAAGCGATAACAGAAAGTAGATGTATAATAATACTATGACTAACATTGTTCAAGAACATCCAAGCGTAGTTTCAAAAAAATATATTCTAAATGCCAATGATCGTTGTGATAAGTGTCAAGCACAAGCCTTAGTTAGAGTTAAAGGTCTATCAGGGCAATTAACATTTTGTAATCACCATTACGAAAATATAATGAACAATGCTGAATCACATAAAAAAATGATGGCTTTTTTAGTAGAAATTCTTGATGAGCGTGAAAAACTTATTAAAGACAAACCAGTAGGGGGCGTATAGTGTACGAGTATTTTGTTGAAGAGGTAAAAAATGTTGTTGATGGAGATACAATTGACGTTGTTATTGATTTAGGGTTTGATATTTTATTTGCATCTCGTGTTCGTTTGGCTGGAATTGATACTCCAGAGTCACGCACAAAAGATAAAGCAGAAAAAGTTCTTGGCCTTGAGGCTAAAGAATACCTAAAGAAACAACTTAAAGATGCAAAATCTGTTGTTATTCGTACAGAAAAAATGAACTCATCTGAAAAATATGGACGTATTCTTGGCTGGGTATATGTTAATGGAGAGTCTGAATCACTTAATAATAAAATGATTAATGATGGCTATGCTTGGGGATACCTTGGGGAAACTAAAGTTAAAGATTTTGAGGTATTAAAAAAGGCTAGATCAAAGTCTGGTAAATGAAAAACGTTTTTTATTTTACAGCAGAGTGGTGTGGTCCCTGTAAAAAAACAAGACCAATTGTTGAAGAAATGAAAAGAGAAGGTTTTGAGTTTCAGATAATAGATGCAGACTACGAACAGTTGCTTGTTAAAAGGTTTGAAATAAAATCAGTACCTACTTTTATATTATTTGAAAATGAAAAAGAAGTTGCTCGTATGACTGGAGCAAAAACAAAAGAAGAACTGCAGAGTTTTATTAATGGAAAATAAATTTAGTTCCTTTTATCATTTACAGATAGCAAAATGTGGTGGAACATATTTAAATAATATGATTATTCATCAATTATTTAATATTTTAAAAAACAATAATATTCCTTACATAGATGGAGAGTATCACCTTGGCTGGAAAGAAATAGAAAACAACTATATAGTTTCATCTTTAAGAGATCCAGTAAAAAGAACTGTAAGCCATTATGCATACTATAAAAATGGTGGCCAAAACGGACCTATTCCAGAAAATATTCCTAACTTTATGGATTGGGTAGAAATAAATAAAGACTTTATTTCAAATTATCAAATTAAAAATTTTTTATATACAAAAAAGAATTTTGATTTAAATCCTTTTAATCCCACAGCAGGTCTTGACCCAGATTTTTTAACAATAAAAATAGACAAGGTCACTGCATTTAATAGAATTAAAAGTGTAAATATTTTACTAAAAGATACCCAATTAAATAATCAGGCATGCAATACTATTATGAAAAAAATATTAAAAGATTTTAATATAACTGATAGTTTTTATATTGATAATAAAAAAGAATATGATCATAACATAACAAAAGGTTCTGCAGAACTATATAATAGTTTAACAAAACAAGACCTAGACTATCTCTATAATGTAAACAATCTAGACTCTGAAATATATTTTTCAGAATCAATATATTTTGATACACAGGACTTTTAATGAAAAATAAATACTTTGATAATGCCAGCAAATGGCAAGAAAATGACGTAAACACAGTTGGACTTCCAAGGCCTTGGGCAACCTCAAAAAGAAAAGATTTAGCAAAAAAATTTCCAATTCCTTGGCAATCCGAAGATCGTTTTGAATCTTTAGGGCATCTTGGATTAAATCAAAAAAATGAAGATATTGTATACGAAAAAGATTTATGTTCATACTGTGGAGTAAAAATAAAAAAAGAAGAAATCACAATTAGATGGATTAATGCTCCACTTGAATTTACATCCAAAGAAGGACCTAAAGTTTTTTCAGATTTTCATCCATTACATTTAGAATGTATGGAACAGGCAAGAATCTTTTGTCCTCATATGAGAAAATTAGAAGACCAAGAGTTTGAAACAGGAAAATACAAAGAGTTAAAGCAAAATGCAATTAAAGATGCAATAAAATCAAAGGAGTTAAATAATGTCTCAAACTGGTTTCGTCTTACAGATCAAAAAATTATTCAAGAGAATTTTCAATCCTGATGGGAAAAATATGACTTCAGATGAAAATGAAATGATTGAAAAGTTAATCCTTGAAGGAGCACTTGAGGTTGCTGGTGTTGACTCTGAAGATGGGTCATTGCTATATTCATTTACCTCCAAAATTGAGCAGGTAATGCCAGAACTTTATCACGATCATCTCAATAGAGTAAATGCTGACATACTTTCTTTATGGGAAAGAGGCTATGTAGACATGGATTTTTTGGCAAAAGAACCAATAGTAACAATTACAAACAAGTGTTTTGATCCTGTGGAAATGTCAAAACTAAGCAAGCAAGACGTTTGGGCTATAGAAGAACTTAAACGCCTAACTCGTAAAAAATAACTCTGATATAATCAGTATATAACTTAGGAGGTTTGACATGCCACATATAAAAGAAGGCGATTTTGTAATGGGTGCAACAACAGAAGGCCTAATTCACGGCATGGTTGAACACATAATGATAGAAGGTGGAACTCTCGGTACCCCTGGGTCTAGATACGCCCTTGAATCAAAGCCACCAGAAAATCCTGCTATGTCTGTTAGAGTTTATAAAGAAGAAAATAATAAATGGGAGCCAACTGCTTATAGCATTGGAATGATGCATGCGGATGCACAAAAAATAAACATCAATACACACAGCATGGATGCAGAAGAAACAATGAAGTCATATCACTCAGATAATGAAGATGAAGATAAATGGGATAACATGGCTAAGGCTTGTTGGGTTGGATATGAACAACGGGGCATGAAAGAAAAAGATGGACGCATGGTTCCTAATTGTGTTCCTGTTTCTAAACTAAAAGAAATAAGTGACAATATGGAAAAAGCAAAACCAAAATATGAAGATTTTATTAAACCAAGAAGCGGTGGTAGCGAACCTTCTGATCCAAAACTTTATGCAAGAGTTGTTCAAGCAGCAAAAGATAAGTTTGACGTTTATCCATCTGCAGTTGCTAACTCTTGGGTAGTTCAAGAATATAAACGTCGTGGTGGAAAATATAAATCAGAAAATAAAACTAATAAAAGTATTTGGGGTGGTAGTTTGTTAGATCCGAAAGATTTTATAAAATAATGGCTAATAGATCATCTGCTTCTTATTATTCAACCCATGGATTTAATCCAATGCAAATTAAAGATGGCAGAATCGTTCGTTTAAGAAAAGACGGCAGCATTAAAGCGGACTTAGGTCCATATAAACAAAAGCAGAAGAAAGTGGTAAGCAATGGCTAATAAAGAACAAAAGGGCAATGCTAATAAAAAGAAAGAGCCAAAGATGACTCTTAAAGAAAAACGTGCTATAAAACAAGAAAAGAAGCGGGGTAAAAAGTGAGTACATTTTATTTTTTGCATTCATTAGCAATAGGATTATTAATGATTGCATCATTTTTTTGGGGCAAATCATATGAAAAGAATAAGGTAAAAGAGCATGGCCGATACATACGCTCCTAATTCTGGCATGAAGGCTGCTGCTCGTCGTGCATTAAAGTGGAAAGCAGATGGCAAAGCAACAGGTGCTGGAACTCCAGTTGGTTGGGGTAGAGCAACAGACATAGTTGCTGGTAGAGCAATGTCTCTTAGTGTTGTTAAAAGAATGTTTTCTTTTTTTTCTCGTCACGAAGTAGATAAAAAAGGCAAGGGGTTTTTTGATGGTCCAGAATTTCCTTCTAACGGAAGAATTATGTGGGATGCTTGGGGAGGAGATGCAGGGTTCTCATGGAGCCGTGCAATTGTGGAAAGAGAAAAGAAAAAACTAGAAAAGGTTTGGCAGGGAACTGCCTTTGATCTAAGAAAGTAGGGGGTAATGGAAAATTTAGAAAAAAATGAACTAATTCAACTGGTAAGATTTTATAAACAAAAACTATCTGACGTAGAACTAGAGTCATTAAAACTACAACTTGAGGTTAATAAACTTAACTCTATGGTTTTAAGTTTAAGCCAAGAACCAGTTAAAAAAACTAAATAGTATGAAATATTTATTAATTATAGGCTTGACATTGCTGTCTTATTGGTCTATAATTAAAATATCAAACAAAAGAAGAATGATATTTTTAAACAAGAATAAATATAGACAAAGTTCTATTTTTGAAATGGTTAAAGATGTTGTTCCAAAACAAAGGTTTGATAAGCCTAAAGTTATAACGCAGTCTCAAAGACATATTCAAAAAAATATGTTAAGGGTCGTAATAGCAGACGGAAGTGCATATTGGATATTAAATAATGTTTTTTATACTGCAAATGCCATAAATGGCAGGGTAGATGAAGAAACAATAAAACCATTAGATATTGAAAATATGCCAACAAAAGAATTAGATAAAATGTTATCAATACTTGATGACTTAAAACAAGGGGTAGGACCAAATGATAGTAGCAGTACAGGGAACAAAGGAATTTAACGACTATAACGTATTCCTTCGTGCCATGAGCGTTGCCCTATCTGGCATGAAAGATGGAGATAATGATTTTATTATTTACTCCGCTGGCCCATCAAGAATAAATCACTTTGTTTCAGAGTTTTCTAATTTATCAGAACGAGGAATGAAAGCAAGAGGCAAAAAAATTAAGTTTTATAATGCTGCGCCAATATGGTTAAGTGAAAATATAAATCAAATTAATTACTTTGCTTTTTTAAGTCGTCCAAAAGAATCAAAATCAAAACTGGTTCTAGTTGCAGAAGCAAACAATATTGATGTCGGTCTTTTTAGGTATTAGGAGAATAAAATGATTATTAGAAGTTTAAACACAATGGAAAAAATTATAAATAAAAATAAAAATTTGCTATGGCGTGGTTGGGATGTAATTGATTTAAAAGAATCAGACGTCGCAAAGACATCTCCTATGGGTATTAGAGTAAAAGATAAGTGGTACTTACATAGAATTTATAAGCCTGGTCGTAATGGTTGGGATATACCAAATAAGTATAAGGATTAATCTTGAAACAGCATTTGTGGAAAGACGAAGCCTTGTGTTTAGGAATGGAAAACAATTCATTTTTTGATAAATATGAAGATCATGAAGAATCCAGAAAAGGCGTTGACGCACTTTGTAGACAGTGTCCAGTAAAAAAAGTATGCTTTGCAAACGGCATATCTGGAAAAGAGTGGGGCGTCTGGGGTGGAGTATACTTAGAGGGTGGAGAAGTTTCAAGAGAATTTAATAAGCATAAAACTAAGCAAGACTGGTCAAATACTTGGCAAGCACTAACAATGGAGTAATGATGATTATACAAATAATTGGACTACCTGGCTCTGGAAAAACGGAATTAGCAAAAGCCCTTAAAGAACGTATTAATGCTATTCATCTTAATGCAGATGAAGTACGTGCTACAGTTAATTCTGATCTTGGCTTTACCCTTGAAGATCGCATAGAACAAGCAAGACGTATAGGGGCTATGGCAAGACTTATTGCTAATCAAGGAGTTGCTCCAGTTATTGTAGACTTTGTTTGCCCAACAGCAGCAACTCGTGAAGCATTTGGTAAGCCAAATATTTTAATATTTATGGATACGATTACACAAAGTCGTTTTGAAGATACAAATAAAATGTTTGAGCGTCCTGAAACTGCTAACGTATACTTTTCTAATCATGAATTAAATGCTGAAGAAAAAGCCTCTCACATAATTGAAAAGCATGGTTTGCATGATTGGTCTGCACCAACAACACTTATGCTTGGTCGCTATCAACCTTGGCACGAGGGACATCATGCTTTGTACTTACAGGCTGGAATGAGAACAAACCAAGTACTACTTGGAGTACGCAATACATATAATACTAGCGAAAAAGATCCACTTACATTTGATGAAGTAAAGGGTTATATTGCTAAGGATGAGTTTATGAAAGATGCAATGGTATTGCGTTTGCCAAACATTACTAACATTGTCTATGGCCGTGACGTTGGATACAAAATTGAACAAGTAGATTTGGGGGCAGACATTCATGCTATTTCGGCTACTGAAAAACGTCGTGAACTGGGCATCTAATGTTGGACATGGAATTGCAGATGCAGAAGATAGATTTGTTAAAAGCATGTTTGAAGAGGATATAGATCATGAAAGTAACGAAGACTAGATCATTTGTTAAATCACTAAGTTATCGCATTTGGGGAACGCTTTCTTCTGTTGCTGTTGCTTATGTTATAACAAAGAATGCTTCACTATCCATAACAATTGCATTTTGGGAAACAGTAGTTAAAGTCTTTATTTACTACGCACATGAACGTGGTTGGAATAAAATTCAATGGGGTAGAAAGTGATGTATACGAATGAAATGCGTAGGGCTGTACACTCAATTACACCGCCTAAAGGATTTGGTATAGAAATTATTGACAATGAGCACTTCCTTACAGTAAAATTAGATGAGTATAAATTTCTAAAAATGTTGCATGATGAAAAAATAGAAGCACTAAAGTATGTTGTTCAAATAAAAAAGGCTTTAGAAATAAATGGAGCAATTGTGTTAGTAACCAGAGAGGCAGTAAAATGAAAAATATTGTCATTGTAGGTGGTGGTTCTGCTGGCTGGATAACTGCTTTGTATGCTAAAAAAATATATCAAGATGATAATGTTATTTTAGTAGAAAGTGATGAATACGGAATTCTTGGTGCAGGAGAAGGATCTACCCCAAACTTTGTTGGTTTTATGAATTTCTTAAATATACCGTTAGAAGATTTAATAAAAAATTGTAATGCAACAATAAAAAATGGAATTAAATTTACAAATTGGTCAAATGAAAAAGATAGTTATTTTCACCCATTTGAATCAAAAAGTCAAGCCTCTAATGACTATAACTTTTATTTAGATAGTTATTTTATAGAAAATGATGCAAATTTTTCTCATTACTGCGCCTCTTTAAATGATCAAAACTTTAAAGATTATGCATTAGTTGAAAAATTTTCTAACAATTTTCAAGTACCATATGTAAAAAATAATGATGCCATTAATATGAATAATTTTTCTCATGTTGCTATTCATTTTGATGCAACACTTTTAGCAAAATACTTAAGACTTGTTGGAGAATCTAGAGGAATATTAAGGAAAGAAGGAATTGTAACCGAAATATTTCAAGATTCAGAAGGATATATAAATAAAATAAAAACAGATAAAGAAGATATAGAGTGTGACTTTATTTTTGATTGCTCTGGTTTTAAAAGAATAATTATAGGAAAATTTTATAAGTCTAAATGGAGATCTTATTCTGAATATCTTCCAGTAAAAAAAGCAATTCCGTTTTTTTTAAATATAGATAAAGACATTCCACCATATACTGAAGCAATTGCAATGAATTACGGCTGGATGTGGAAAATACCATTACAGAATAGGTATGGCTGTGGATACGCTTATGATTCAAATTATTTAAGTGATGAAGAGGCTAAAAAAGAAATAGAAGATTTTTTAGGTTTTGAACCAACATATCCTAGGAAAGATAAAGGCTCTTTTAATTTTGAAGCAGGATGTTTTGAAGAAATTTGGAATAAAAACTGTTTAGCGGTTGGATTATCATCTGGATTCTTAGAACCACTAGAAGCAACTTCAATAATGCAATCAATAATTGTTTTAACTAGATTTATGTCAGACAAACAAAATTTAATAACAAAAAATAATTTTGTTAAAAAAAGATTTAACGATATATATTTAAAAGAGACTAAAGAAATTGTTAACTTTTTATATTTACATTACATAACAAACAAAGAAAATAATAACTTTTGGAAAAATTTTTCTAAAAATAATAAAATGCCAGAAGAAGTAAAATATGTTTTAAACGTTTGTCAAGATAAAGTTTTATTTTCTAATTTTGATTTTGATACAAATAAAATATTTTTTTCATATTCATATAACTATATCTTAATAGGAAATCATATTATTAATATTGATACTCTTAAAAAGAATGCACACCTTTTATTAGATGATGCTAAAAAAGAAAACTATAAAAATATATTAAAAGAACAAAATCTTTTAATTCCTAAACTTTTAAAACATAAAGAGTTTATAGATATTATAAGAATGGAGAAGTAGTGTATATATTAAAAATATTTATATGCAAAATAAAAAAACATACACTTGTTTTATCAGGCTCTTGTCCTTTTACTGGGAAAACCTATGATCTTTGCACAAGATGTGGAGTGAGTTTTCCAAAATGAAAAAGAAAATAATTATATTAATACTGTTAGCAATATCCTTTCTTGTTGCAATTAATTTGTTTTTTGCTTCAAGGCTTAGTCAATTATCAGACTTAGATTTATTTGATATTGAAGAAGATGACTAATGCAAACCTTTTTACCATACAAAGATTTTGATCAATGCGCTGAGACTCTTGATAATAAGCGTTTAAATAAACAAATACTAGAGTCTTATCAGATACTTAAGGTCTTGTCTGGTCAATCCCCTTCAGGTGCATGGCGTAATCACCCAGCGGTACTGATGTGGAAGAATGCTGAAAAATCATTACTCACGTATACAAGAGCCATGATTAAAGAGGCTAGCCTTAGAGGTATTAAGACAGACAAGAATGAGGCCAACATAGAGGCTCTGAAGGCCGTTTCTGGGCATCTGTGGGGTACTGATAAGCCAGTCTGGAGTAAGGCATCTCATGTAAATCGTGTCAATATTACCCATAGAGCCAACCTTTATCGTAAAGATTATATTTATTATGCAGAGTTTTATAAAGATACTCAGAGTGAATATAACAAACCTTGTTGCGATAAGTGTTTATACTATTGGACAACTCACGTGATTAGGGATAGAGTACAATAGATATTATGGAAATGATGTTTTTAATATTTTTTGCTACCCTGTCTTTTTCCTTTGGACTATCCTATTGGGCTACCTTTGATAAATTAAAAAAGTCTAACTTATTGTTGGCTGAACTTTTTATAAAAACCAGGGCACTTGAAGAATTAAACTCTCAAATGAACAACGGCATCAGTATGTCTGATGACACAATACATAAAGAAAACTTTATAAAGTTCCTTTCTGATTCAAGGGATTGGGCTTTTGAGTACATTGAAAAGTCACAGCAAACCATCAAAGAGGTTTCAGATGAACTAAGGGTAAAAGGTTTGGACAACTACTCAGAAAAACTTTTAGCCCTTTTACCAGAGATTGGTCAAGAAAAAAGATAATATGAAAGAAATTATATTATCAATTATTACAGGTTTTGGATGTGGTGTTGTATTTGCTGCATTCAAATTACCAGTCCCAGCACCACCAGTTTTTGCGGGAGTCGCAGGAATTGTTGGTCTATGGATTGGTTTTACAACAATAACAAAAGTTATATCCTAGGAGGAATAATGAATAACCTATTAAACGATAAGACAAAGGCAATGCTGGCATCATATGGACGATCTGTTCTTGGTTCAGTAATTGCACTTTACATGGCTGGCGTAACAGATCCAAAGGATCTATGGGCTGCACTAGTTGCTGCTTTAGCACCCGTTGCATTGAGAGCGCTCAATCCTAATGACAAGGCATTTGGTGTATTGCCAGATACTGGTGTTGTTTCAGACGCACTTAGCAAGATTGTACCCGCTAAGAAGGCTCCAGCAAAGAAAAAGGCTGCTGCTAAAAAGAAGTAGTTAGTTAATTGGGAAGGGCGAATTTACTTAAAATAAGTTCGCCTTTCTTAATTTTTATAATGGGGAAAAATGGACTTTGTTTATATATGTAAAGATGGAAGCAATGAAGAACTAAAGTATTCAATTAGATCTGTTGTTGAAAGTTTTCCAGAAGCAACTATATGGGTTGTTGGCGGTAAGCCTGACTGGTATATAGGAAACTATATAAAGGTAGAACAAAAAGAATCAAAGTATAAAAATGCTGTAAAAAATTTAGAAACAATTTGTTTTTCAGAAGAAATATCACAATCATTTGTCTTAATGAATGATGACTTTTATATTATTAAAAAAATAAATAAGATAGAAAATTTTCATAGTGGCTTCCTATTAGATAAAATAAATCTATATCAAAAACTTAATGGTAACTCTCAGTACACTAGAAAACTTTCAGGTACATATAAAAAACTTAAAGCCCTTGGGTTTGAAAACCCCCTAGACTATGAACTCCACGTCCCTATGATTATGGAAAAAGAAAAATTAAAGATAGTACTAGAACTTTTAGATCAATTTTTATGGAGATCTATATATGGAAATAAGTTTGATGTCGGTGGCACACAAATGGAAGACGTTAAGGTTTACAATTCTGGACCATTAGTTCTTAAGTCTTATAATTTAAACATAGATGATCACACCTATTTATCCAGTGCGGATAGTTCATTTAATAATATATTTAATAAAATACTTAAGACTAAGTTTAATAAAAAAACTAGATTTGAGCAATAAGTTCTAGGTATTTATCTTTCAATATTGTTGGTGCAAAGTTATTAAAGCCTAAATCATAAGCCTGTTGTTTATAGTTAGTTTTATCATTGATAGACATATACTTATCAATTGTTTGCGCTAACAAGACATTGTTTGCCTCAAACAAATTAATTCTAACCTTTGTTCTAATTGTTCCTATCGGATCTGATTCAACCAACCAATCTTGTGGCAAGATCTGATTATTGGGCGAAACATTTGTCATAAAAACGGGAAGACCAGAAAGCAAAGCCTCATTCATTGGTAAGCATAGTCCTGCATATCGTCTTGGTAATACCATAGCATCAAAGCCGTTATACATGTCTTCCCTGTTTTCTGGGTTACCAATTTCAATCTTTAGTCTTGAATCTGTTACATTAGTTACTATTTCACTTTGACTTTTAATAACTAATTCATAATCTGCTTTAGAGTGCTTTAGCATATTTATTACGGTTTCAGTACCGTTTCTATCTTTGGCTGCTTTCTTTCCAGCAATGTGTAATAGTCTATTGTGTGATTTAGAGATGTTATTATTTTTTGCAGTTGCAAATAACTCAGGAGTAGTTGGAGGTGGAAGGTGAATTACCTTTGTTCTATCTCCAAACATACTTTGAATTGTTTCAATTTGCCATAAACTAGGAGATAGTAGGACTGTTGGTAAGGGTAGTTCTGGGTTGGCTAAGTGACCAAACAATTCATAGTTATACTGAAGAATCGTTTTTACTCCACGTCTATTTGCAAACCTTATAAAATTTTGATCATAAAAAGTTTCACAACTTAATACAACATCTACATCTCCTAAAAACATTTTAATCTGTTGAACGGACGGAAAACCATGTGTCTTAATACAACTGTATTGGTCATACCATTCTGGATGTTGTTTATTATTATTAAACGGGGTAGAGTCAATTAAAAGAATCTTATCAGGACTAAGCATACTAACTAACTCTCTAGTCTGATTACCAAGGCCAGTGTTGTCTGATCTTGCTATAATTCCTAGTCTCATTCTTTATACCCCCAAGTTTCATCGTCTACCGTAAATTTGCGGGTACCCTGACGACCATCTAAATGGTAAGAACGTTTAATACTACCTTCAGGATGATATATCCAAAGTTTATGCATATCCCAACCTTCTTGATTAAATACTTCATAGGGGGATATATCATCTTGAATTGCTCCATGAAACGTATCTTCTATAAAAAATTTATCTTTACATCTTGGAAGCACAATGTCTTTATAATATTTTTTTCTACTTAGATGTGGTCGCTGACTCCATTGTATGGTTTTCATAAACCCATCTTCTAAACCAAACATAAGGTGTTCGTGATCTTTTGGTATAAATGATTCAAAATGAAAACGAATAGTGTTTGCCTTGTTGTATTCAAACATATCCAGACACTTATCCCAGTCTATCGGCATGTCTGGAGTTAGGGGAGCATCGCCTTCAACGTAAAGGAGTAAAGGTGTTTTAACTTCGGTAATTGTTTGACGCATCATGTTGGTTTGATGGCTATGATCTTTAAATATAAAAGGCAAAATATTTTTATCCTCATGTAAACATTTCCACAAAATGCGATTTTTATACTCATCGTAATCTTTTTTACGATTTTGTTGTTCTTCCCTAAGACCATCTATTTGCATAATAATTTCGTTGTCTGGAAAATGAACACGAATATCACTAATAGTTTGTTCTATCATTGTTGTACTTGGATGATCTGGAATTACAGATGTAGCCATAACAATTGTTATATCTCTTTTATGCATTTACTTGCCTCATTAACTCATTAAACAAATCTCTTTTATATTTAATCCACCAGCAAACTACTTGATGCATTTCAGATGTATAGTTATTTAATAATTCAGGTAATAAATCAGATAAGTTTTGCCAATTTTCAACAGTTTTTATTGAATGCTCATCCTGAAATAAAAAATTAAAAAAATCTGTACGTTGCATTTTTGAATCTAATTTATCTCCTATGGGTAAACAAAGCATTTCAATTGCTTCATAGAATCTAAATGAATCAATAACCATTGCCCCGCTAGGGCAAGGAACAATCTTTGATAAAAACATTTTGTCGTAGTATTGTTTTGGCTTTAGTCCTTCTGCAAACCCATTAGTTGGATTATAAAAAGAGTTTGGTATGTCAGGCATAACAGTTGCAAGTTCTTGTCTTCTTTGATGAGTTATCTGTCCCGAAAAAAATACATCATAAGATTTATCTTGATAATGTGGTAAATTATTTGATAAATGTTGTGGAACACCTAATGCTAACTTATTGTATTGTGAGTGTTTTCTGTGAGGGTATTGAATCCAAATCTCAATATTATCATGTTTTATTTTATCAATTTTAAATGTAGCACTTTCATCTCCAGTAATAAATAAAACTACCCTGCCTATTTTTCTTAACTCTTCAGATATTTGATCTTCAAAGTCTACGTTTTGTGGTCCAGGAACTACCACAAAGGCTCTGTCTGTGTTAGGCAAAGTTGTTACTCTTTCTGGCTTGATATTTTTTTTATTAAAAAATTGTTTTAATAAGCCGTAATCCCATTTATCAGCAGCACAGTCTTCTTGTTTAACTGAATAAAGGTATGCGTTAATATCACTCATAATATAAGTGTACTTCATGTTGATAGTCAAGCAATGTTTCTTTATATCCAAGCCCCCACAACCAAAATCTTAAATCATATAAGTATTCATTCCATTGTTGCATCATAAATTCTGGATGACCAGATAACCAGATCTTAGGCTTAAACTCCTTTAAAACGCCTTCTGCGCCCCTTAAAACACGTCCTTCGCTGCCTTCTACGTCTAAAGAAATTGCCGTAGGAGGCTTAATCCCATGATCATATACACAGGAATCTATGGTAATTTGACCATAGGTATCTCCTTCAAGGTATAGTTCTTTAAATCCATGTGCTGCTTCAATTTCTAAATTTGATTCTGGTGGAAACTCATTATAATAAATACGTGTAAGGTTATTGTTTTTGTCTGAAGCAAATCCAGGAATGCAAGCAAGAGGCATTTCTAAATTATTAGCACTCCAAAGCAAAGGAAAGTGTGACCAAACCTTTGGATTAGGTTCAAATAAAACAACTTCTGATCCCCACATCTGACATAGGGCAGGCATCTCTCCTTCTTCTGCACCAACATAATATACAACATCTCCAGATGAAATATTTTCTGACATATGCTTTAGCCTTGGTTTTTCCCAACCGTGTGGTTTATACCAATCAGGTCTATCTGCACGATGCTTTGGTAGTGTTATTTCAAATTCACCGTTAATAATGGCTTTAACCATCTCTGTCATTTTATCCCCTTTATTTTATTATGCTTTATAATTTCTGGATTACATACCCCACATGTATTTATTTCTATTTTATTATCAACACTACCCTCAGCGTATGTTGATTTATATTTAAAAGTATTACCACATGTTGTGCAAATAATTGATGTTTCTTTAAAATTTAAATCATCTTTTATTGATTCTTTTTCTATCCACTCATTGTAATAGTCATTAGAAAAATATGTTATATCATTTTCTGGATTATTAAATGGGTGTTCATATGTGTTAAGGAGATGTTCTCCTGTTCCAGGAACTTTGCCCCATTTTCTTTCATAGTATTCTCTATGATGTGAATTATCTGTATTAATTTTGTTTAACTTCAGGCTGTGAGACATTATTGTATCTTTTACATCAACCAATTCTTTTGTCCAAAGAAAAACTTTCTCAGCATTAACAACAAATTTTTCATCATCTGAAAATGCATATGGAAATGCTTTTTGAATTCTAATGCTAAAATCAAGATCGTCATATCCATATGGAGTAAAGTTAGTATCCCATTTTCCAACTTTATCTATTACATCTTTATGAAAAGCAATTAGGTGCCATCCAAACACCCCCAGACTTTCTACAATTTTATATTTAGTACTTTTAAGTTTTTCTATAAAATCTAAACCACCAGGATTGCCAAAACGAATTGCTGGACTAATGATAATAAGCCATTCAGATTCAGTTTCATACATTTTGTCAACGCCAAGATTGTGACTTGCCATTGCTCCAATATTATTTATAGTGTTATCAACCTTTAGAACATTTTCAAGTTTACATGTTGCCATAAACTCATCCATTATTGACTGAACTGTATAGGGCACTAGTGCTACATATTTCATTTCTGTAACCATTCTATTAATGATACTTTTGGCATCCATCCAGTTAAATCTTTAAACTTGGCATTAGACGCAAGAGTTTCTTGCACTTCACCAATTCTTGGCGAGATAAATTTAATATCATTTGAAATCATATTGGCAATATCAAGTATAGAATAGTTGCTTCCATAACCAATGTTATATACTTCACCAAACCCATTTTCAACCTCAGATGCAAGAATGTTTGCTTCTATTACATCTGATATGTGAGTAAAATCTCTACGTTGAGACCCATCGCCAACTACTGTCAATGGCTTTGACTCATGATATTGTTTTAAGAATAGTCCTATTACTGGTGCATATTGACCTTTTAATGGTTGTCTATCTCCATAAACATTAAAATATCTAAGGGATATAGTCTTTAATCCATAAAGATTATAATAAACTCTTGCAAGGTTTTCACCAAAAACTTTAGCAGCAGAGTATGGGGTTAGTGGATCAGGGGGTTGTGTTTCTTGGTTTGGAAGCAAAGCCTTTTTGCCATAGGAAGAGGATGTGCTTGAATAGATTAATCTATCTACATTATTAACTCTACAAAGTTCAAGAACATTGGCTGTTCCTACTGCGTTTGATTGAATAGATTTTTTAGGGTTTAGTATTGCTGGCTGTATTCTTGCATCAGATGCAACGTGAAACACGCAGTCAACATCTTTGAATAATGGTGCAATCAGATCATAATCACAAATGTCATATTTATAGTTTTGTGCTTTGTCATTCCAATAGAATTGTTCATGGCACTCTGCAGACTCATCATCAATACAAATAACATCGTGACCAAGACTAATTAACTTATCAACAAGGTTTGATCCAATGAAACCAGCACCACCAGTAACTAAATATTTCATTTTATATTTAGGGTTTCTAGTATTGTGGACCATCTATGAACATAGGTGTGCTCTTTCTTTGTTCTTTCGTGTCCATTAAGTCTGATTGCTTCTCTTGATACCCCGTCTAACAAATACTTATCTATCTTATTTTTTAGATCTTCAAGGTTACCGTGTTCATAAAATACAATTTCATTTTCATCTTTGAAGTATTCTTCAAGCCCTTTAATGCGAGGGTAAATAGTAAAACCACCACGACCAGTACTCTCAAACAACCTATCACTAGTGTAGTAAGGATAGTTAAAGTTAATGTTTAAACTATCACCTATCGCTACCTTGCTTTTAGCATAGATACGGTTTAACGCATCTCCACGTACAGTTCCAGTGTCCCCATCTCCACCAACGTGTAAGAATCTTTTGCCATAGGTCTTTCTTAAAAAGTCTATTAATTCTGGACGGTACTTATGTTCATGATGATAACCCTTGCTACCAACAAAGATAATATCGTTTTCAAAGTTATGTGGATCATACTCTTCATGGATATAACATTCTTTATCATATACTCCAGCAGGTAAGAAGTGTCCTTTAACCTGTGTGTTTTCATTAAACCAGTCACACATTAATTTATCTGTAGCAAAAAAGTGACCAATGTTTGTGTAGAAGTCATCATTCTTTAAATCTTTTTCACGTTCAATTCCAAACCACAAATCTAAATGATAGGTCATGGTTGGTATGTCAGCAGACTTTAATTCTTTTAATACATCTGTCATAGATCTGGATCCTGGGGTTTGCCATCTGTGTGTATGTACCCATATGAATAGATCAGAGTTTAATGATGCATTTAATACTTCTTCGCTTGTTGCTTTTTTTTCCTGCAATTTTTGCACGGTATGCCCAAGAGATTCTAAAGACTTAGCATGATGATTCTCACTACTATAAGATACTTCAAAGTTACCAAGAAAGACTATGTTAGCCATCTATTTGTTCGTTCTGTCCTCTAGCAATTGCAGCAGATGCTTCAAAGGCTTTTTGTGTTCTACGAGATTTTAAAAAACCTTTTGATTTCCAAAGTGGAATAGTTGCTTCAATATCTCTGGCTATTTGCTCTCTTATTTCTTTAACAGTAAAAACAACAAAGTTCCAGACGTCTTCCTTCTGTTTGTCGTTAAGTTCTTCAGTCCAGTTAGTCATCTTCTCCCTCAAATTCTTTTAAAGCAGCAGAATTACTATAGCAGTTAGAGCAGTCTCCATCAATCAATTTACTACCACAATATTCACAAAACATAAAAAATAAATTTTAGTTTTCTTTTTTGTATGGATTTAAATGATTATTTTTTATGTTTTTAGATTCATGCAAATACTTAAAGTCACAAACCGTACAAAACTCTAAAACATCCCCATTGTCAAACGGTGTTATATCTAACTTGCAGTCTTCAGTGCTGTTTCTACATTTCATTATTTTTCCTATCTATAGTTTTTTGATGTCCAAAATTGTCTTTTATAAGAGTTAAAGAATAAAGTTTTTAACTTTTTTACTATTTTTTCTTGCTCTATACGTTCTTTATCAGATCCTATTTTGTGTTTCCAAGATTCTCTTTTAAATGGTATTACCTGAGCCATTGGAGTTCCTGCTGGGATCAGACCTTCCCATTTGACATCATTAAGTACAAATGGAAAATTAACTGTGGCTTTGAAAGTATCAGTATCTACTATACCATCAAAAATGGTAAACATTGATTGCCTATGCATTGGTTGTATAAATAAAATTGAGTATCCAGGTGGTGTGCTAATAGCATATGGATTCATCCATTTAGGATATGGTGCTTCATTTTTTGCTGGATGTAGTGAGGCCTGGACTATTGGATGAAAATTAATAGCATCTTGAGATGCCCAATTGTAATAAGGCAAATCATTTTGTTGTGTCACTTGAACATCTACTTGAGTATAAAGAATATAACCAGCAGTTATAGCATCAAATACAGGTATACATTTTTTAATTGTATGCGGTGAACTTCCATCAACAGGAACTTTTTTTACTTTGTCACCAATATACTCTGGTGTATTTTTATACCAATCTGGCACTTCTTTTACTGCTGGCTTGGGTGGAAAAAAATCTAACCCAAGCACATTGGTAAATGTTATTTCTTTGGACATATAATAAGTATATCACTAAGAGTTTCTTGTGATTTGACTATCCCTTGCAATTTTTGCAGCAAGGATTCTCATGCCTACGGCATTTGTATGACTTTGTTCAATTTCAATAGCCTCAATTTGTTGGGCTATTTCCTCACGTAATTCTTTTATAATAATGTTTGTTGTTTTTTTCATTTTATTTTTCTATATTCTTGCATAGTTTATCAAATTGTGTAATAAATTTAATTTTTAAATTCATAGCACTAGTAATTGTTTTAATATCTTTATCAATTAATGCAATTTTAGTATTTTTTTCTGTCATAATCCAAGAAGAAATAGTTGTTTTAATTTTGCCAGTCGTAGGCTTTTGTTTCATAGTAAGCATTTCTATATTTAAATCTATTTCCTTTAGAACATCTTGATCACTTGCTAAACCATTAGACCATTTAGACATTACTTCTGACTCATATTTTATCTTAATATTTTTACAAGAAGCCTTATTGCCTTTAGTGTTTAATGATTTTGTTGCAGCCTGAGCAGATACAGTAGGAATTAACAATGATATTAATAAAGCAGTTATAATTATTTTTTTCATATTACAATTGTATCCTATTCAGTTTGTTTTGTAAAGTTATCTTTAGTAACTGGCTCAAGCCTATCCCAATACCCAGCAGAATTTCCTTTATATATTTCTCCAGTTTCTCTGTCTATGAGTAACCATTTGTCTGGACATTTGGTATGAACAACTAAATTAATAGCCTTTTTAAATTCTTCAAATTTTTTTATTTTTTTCATTTATTCTCTTTCATGCAATTAAATTAACTTAGATAATAAACTTTAATCATATTTTTTACGTGTCCAAAAAGTTTTTTTATACCAACCATAAATTAAAAAAGATGTTTTTAAATTATGTTCGTTAGATTTATTTAACATTCCTTTTGTTTTTCTATGTATCCAGTTTTCTTGACGATATGGAATTAATTGAATTATTGGGGTACCTTGCGGTATTATTCCCTCAAAGCCCTCTTTAACAAAAAATGGAATTTGTCCTCTTGGGTTCATAACAAGCCCCCCATCAACAATACCGCTTAGGGTTGTAAATGGTAGATCATGTCTATTAAGTGGATGAGTAAACAGCAAACTATAACCTATTGGTATGGTATTTGAAACACCAGACTGCCAAACAAATTCTGTTGCATGGTGTCCAGTAGGAACTAAATCTAAACTTGACAATTCTTGTCTTACAATTGGTGGAAAATCGGTATTGTTCCAGGTAATAAAAGGTGAGCCATTGTTATTTTTTACATAAAGGTCATTTGGTAAAACAATCATATATCCAGCAGTTAAAGAATCCATAAAAGGCATACAGTGTTTAACAGTAATATTAAACCCTTTTCCAACCTCAAACATTTCATTATTTTTCCATTTTGGAATTTTTTTATACCAATCTGGAATATGATTTTTTGCTGGAGTAATTATGTTTGGATATGCTTCTATTGCAGACTCATATTTTAATATTGTTTTTTTTCTAAACATATGTTTTTTTATCTTTCATTAGTGAAAAATAAGCACGATTTATTTTTGAATATAATTTTTCATTATCAAAAAAATGTTGATTTGGTTTTTTTACACTAAAGTTTGACTCCCAATGATCTCTCTTGAATGGAATAATCTGAAACATTGGTGTATCTTTTTCTATCATACCTTCAAAATTATTTTTTATTACAAAAGGAACATTTATTGCTGCATCATAAATGTCTGTATCAACAATACCAGGAATTGTATAAAATGGTAAATCTGGATAAGCAGTTGGATGCATAAAAATACATGACCATCCTGGTGGAGTTTTAATTGTCCATCCATGAAAGTTTTTAAAAAATGGCTTAGAGTATCCATCCATAATTTTAAAATCAGCACCTTGAAAATCTGACCATGTGTCTACGACTGGAGTATTTGTAGCCCATTGAACCCAAGGTCTTTCATTTTTCTGTGTTACGTATAGGTCAGCCCACAATGGAACATAGTAACCAGCACCAAGCATGTCTAATGTTGGAACACATCTTTTTACAGTAACAGTTGGATATGGATCTAAACTAAATTTATTTTCACTATTTGAGTAGGCTGGAGTTTCTTTCCACCATTTAGGCAAACCTTTTATTGCTGGATATGGCCTTGGTCTTACATTCCATACGTGCTCATCTTGTGCTATAAAATCTATAATCTTACTCACTAATAAACCCCCATAGTAAATCTATACCGTAAAACTGGTTTTTTAAACATATACATCATTGTATCATCCTCAAGAGTTCGGCGCAAAATAGAAATCTTATACCTTTAAATGCACCGTAGGTGCACTATTGGTTAATATCTTCTAGCCTTGCCAAAATCCTCTGCTTCATTGCCTCACGTTCTTCTAAAGGCAACTTCATCCCTGTATCTATCTCTGCCATTGAAATGGCTAGATCAACAATGTCTTCACTCATAAGACTGATTCATTTTAATATTCAAGTGATACCCAAAAACAAAGAAAATCAATATTAGCGTTAAACCTATCCACACTAAATCCTAGCGCAATTCTGCGGGGAGCAAAACCAACCCCAATCCAAACCCTATTACTAACTCTCCACTCTTTACTTTTAATCATAAGTTTCCCATCCTAATTGTATGCCTGGTTTAAAAACTCATCTGCCCAAAAAGCAGCAAGAGATTCATTACCTACATCATTAAAGTAATAACGATTCTTTTCAAGGCTGTAGGTCCAGCCCTTCCAAAGATTGTTTTCTTCTTCTGCCCAAGTTAGATTATTAGTTATCATTTTGTCAACTCTTTTTCAATGGCTTGAATGGTTTGACAAGGCCAAGGTTTTTTATCTTCTTGGCATCTGTGAACCAATGTGCCTTCTGGAATATGAAGTTCGGCGACGGCACGAAGAGCCTCATCTAGGTTGAAAGATCCAGATGCGGAAATAAGGTTTGGTATATTATTTATAATTAAATACTCCTAACGTCTGGGCTTTTAAGATAAAAAATTAATGTCATTTTGCTACCGCAAGGGCAGTGAAAGTTATAGTCTAGTTCTTTATGGATTTCCATATGAATCGTTGTCTCACATTTTTCGCAAACAAATTCGTAGGTATGCATCTACTTAGTGTATCAAAGTTCGGCGGTAAAGTCAAGGCGCAAAATAGAACTAGCAAACCTTCCTATGCCCTAAGAGGGCACTATCGGTTATTAGGTTTGATATGTCTTTTAGTGGTATGATGAAAGAGTAATTCAGGTTCCTATAATGGTCGTAGAGCGGTTTCCGAAACCGATAATGAAGGTCCGATTCCTTCACCTGAAGCCTATTTTTGCGGGGAAGTCAAATAAGCAACAGCCCTATTAAGAATGATTACGTCATCCTTTAATAGACCAAGTGCTACGTTGCAAGCATTACATAGGTATCCCCTAAACTGTTTACTTTTCCAATCATGATCTAAATAATATTTTTTATCTTTTTTATGACAAATAGGGCAGGCATGATTTTCTGGTATGGGATTAGACTTTCTTAAATTATTAACAAGTTTACCTTTATCCCCAGCACAGGGTTTGCAAATATCTTTATAGTGAATTTTTACTGGTGTTGTATGGTTAATTACCATCTGACTAAGATTTTTTTCTTCCAAACATATTCTACATATCATACTTAATTATCCCATAATTCGGCGGGAATGTAAAGAGTGTCGTAATCCCCCCAGTGTAATAACAAACCTTTCAAACCCTATAGCCTGATATCCCCATAGCCAGATAGCCAGATATCCCTGATATAAAGGTTTGAACCTATGTGCAACTATCTGGTTTGATAATGAGAATATGCACAATATGGATCCAGGGCGATGGTTTGATACCCGCTGATTTAAGGCTTGGAAGGCTTTTAAATGCCATCTGGAATGGTTTGATAAGAAAAATAAATCTTACTGATATTTTTTAATTATAGTTAAAAGGGAGGAAAGTGGAGGATAGTGGGTGATTGGGCGACTTTATAGATGGCGTCGTAATCCTCTGGCGGCCAAACCTTCCTATCCCAAACCTTCCAAACCTTCCTATCCTGCATATCTGGCATGCATTATATACCCAAAAGCAAGGTTTGTCAACTCTAAAACCCCTATAAAAACATAACGAAAAAGTTATAAAATGTTTTAAAACACCAGGAAAAAATCTAGAAAGGTTTGATAAATATTTAAAAACCAGGAGAAAAGGTTTGATATATTATAGGGGGTAATTAGTTGTATCTTTCTGGATCCCCCGCCAACTTTCTGGGATTTTTTGAAGGCCCCCGTAATGTCTGATAGGATAATTAAAAACGTTTTGGGCGGGGGATAAAAAGATATGATCGTAATACCTATAGTATAAGATACAAAACCCTATATCCTGGTATGAAGGTTTGTCGGATATAAGGTTTGAGATAGAAAGGTTTGATAACTTTCTGGGATTTTTTAGAAAGGGTTCTTAATGTCTTTTTGGAAAATAAGGTTTGGGAGGTTTGTCCTAGTTTAGTATGATTTGGACCCGCCCCGCCGCAGATCTACTATTACTCAGCAGCGCCTAACAACTCATCTAAAGATTGATACTCATCATCAGCAGCACCAAGAGATTTAATAAACAAGTCATACGTTTCATTTATGTAAACCTCTGATTGCTCAGTAGGCAAAACCAATTCATTCATTAAAAAATAAGCCATAGGTAAGCCAAGATCGTTATACTCTATAAAATCTTTTAACTGTTCATCATCACGATAGTTCATCCACAACTCAGCAAGGATAGTTACTTTATTTTGAAATGTATTACCTGCCATTGCCATAGTAAGCACCTCTATCTAATTGTTCAACCTCTTTATTATACTGCATGGCTTCTAATACTTCATTAGCCCTCGTATAAATAATGTGTGGTGAAGCCTTTGCTAAATAAAATCCTATGGCTTCTAAGTCAAGAGTAAAGTCAGATAGCAGAGTAGTTATTTTGTCTGCCACCTTTTCTTCTTTACTAATTCTTAGTCTTATGGTTCTCACACTATCTCCTTAAAATGTTAATGAGCACTTTATACTCTTACTCAGGAGTCCACTTTAGGCACTTCCGAAGAACACCTTATAGTGGGAACTCTATAATTATAGCAAATTGTGTGGGGAAGCGCAAGCCCACCACAAACCTACGCTTCCCCCTATCTATAGCGAGAGGTGACCCCTACCTCCGCTTATGCTGCCTACACAACGGAAAGGACGTCGCTAGGCAAATTATATTTAATAAAACTATCAATATCTTTATGATTGACAGAGTCATGACTGATAGTGTTATTAGTCAGGTCAATTAATATTGGATGGTCCATAAAACCTAGGTCATTAGGATTGCAGGCATAGATGCCAAACCCTGTTTCATCCAGAATGGAATCCTTTAGTAGATGACTAATGGCCATACGGACGTAGTACTCTCTGTCCCCGCTTCGTACCGCTGCATGCTGCAGGGCCTGAGCAAGATCTTCGTACATACTGTCTTCGCCCCAGTGGCTGTACAGCGCTACTGCTAGATCCTCTGACTGTTTAAAAACGAATGTGCAACGTGCTCCCATTACTCTTCCTCATTCTTCTCAATTAGATTTGGTACGATTGATAGTTGGTTAGATATCTCATTAAAGATGCTGTCTTCATCTTCATTGTCAGTCTCATACTCAAAGTTCATGTAATCGCCTGTTGGTTCAAATATTACTTCTATTTCCCATCTAGCCAAGAGTGTGGTTCTCCATTTCATCTAGTTCTGCTATTTCTTCTATTGTAGCGCAACCAGCACATTTTTCCAAATCCTCAAACTTTTCATAATGTAAGGCTGCTGCTTCATCTTCCCATATCTCATAACAGTTAGGACATTCGTAAACACCCTCGCTGCTAATCTGTATCTGATAATCCTTGCTACCATCAAAGGGCACGGCAGTTACAAAGTAACCAATCCTATTAACTATACGCATACCCTGAAATATATAGGTACCTCTGTCGTCCCCATCACAATAAGTCCATATCCTATTAGGCTCCTGAGATTGGACAAACCTCAACTCGTCATCATATGTCTCAAACATATAACCTACGCCATCCTCAGTTTGGAATGAGGCATTGCTATCTATATGGTTTGGGATTGGCTTGAATTTATCAAACCACTCTTCCTCTGTAAGTTGTATTAGGTCATTCATTTGTCTCTATCCTTTCATTGATAGCAAATGATAAATCGTATGTTAGTTGATATACCGTCGTGAGTGCGTCAATCTGACCTTCCCAGTAGGCTCGCTGTATTGAATCCATTGCTTCTTCTGATTCAGCCTCAGCCTTCTGAGCAATATCTAATTGTGTTTCTGCTGCCAGCATAAGGTTCTTTAATTCACCATGAATGATGTTCAAACCTGATTCACCCATGTCTACTAACTTTTGTAGTCGTGGTGAAAATTCGTAGTCAAGATTATTCATCAATCATCTCCAAGTAGTGCTTAGATACATGAATGGCTCCTTCAAGGTAAGGAACAATACTATCAGCACCGTCCTCGTTTTGCAAATCCTGTTCAAGGGATATTGTGTGAATTCTTATATACTCTCTTAATGTGTTTAGGTCCATATATTAATTATAAGGGTTGGAGTTGACTTTGACAACTTGTGTGGGTGTGATCTTGCTCACATCTGTAATGATAGGAGCAAAGGCATCTGATACCCCAATATTAATTATATTAGCAGATCCACAGGAACACCAGCCACGCCACTCTCTGATATTTACAAGGGTAGTTATCTCAATAAGAGCATCACAATCAGTGCATAGATAATCATACTTAGTCCAGGTCTTATCCATAGTAGGTGTTTTCATCTATATACCCTTCTGCTAGTAGTCCCTCAAAGAAGTCCCATACTATTAGCAATTGTTTATAGTTTTGTTCATCCCCCTGGTTTTTGGCGGTATCAATAGCCCAAGTTAAACTATTACCAAAGGCTTGTATATCTTTATAGGTATAACCTAACATTACTTTACCTCCCAATACTCTAGAATGGTTTGCAGGGTAGTGTGAATTACACAGTCACAGTCTCCACCCATGTTATCCATAAAATCTAGGTGAGAGTAGTTATCATTATAGATTTCATCTACAAGGTTTCCAACTGTCATGGCTCTTAGTTTTTCTACGGTTTTTAGGGTCATATTAATATTTTACAGGGTTTCGGGAAAAAAAGCAAGTCCTCTTAATAAAGATTTTGTGTATTAATATACTTTTAGAGAAGGGGCGCCCCGCATTTGCGAAGTGTACGGGACTTGAACCCGTGATCTCTACCGTGACAGGGTAGCGCATTAACCAACTATGCTAACACTCCGAATGGTGAGCAGTTTTAAATCTTGCTCAGGATTTTTTTTACTAAACTAGTTGCAAAGTATTTTGCACAACTTTTAGTAAGCGATTTTTCTCTGCGTTAATTGCAGGGTCAAATCCTGATGCACTTGCAAGGATAGATTCGTTAGAACCACCACGAGCAGAACGATACCAGTCTAAACGCTCAGTTAGTGCATTGAAAGCACCCCACGCATTGCCAGCAATCATTCCGTTAAATTCACCAGTATAGATATCGTTAATCATATCTATTTTATTTTCCCATTTCTTGAATGAGCCTTTTGCATCTGCATCTGGCTTAGGATAAGCAGCAAGAATAATGTCGTTAAACATTTTAGCATCAACAGTCTTTTCAATCATGGCTTTAGCCATCATATCAAATTCGTCCATGTACTTATTGGCAAGACCTAAAGTCTCACGAGCAATTTGCACTTTACCATTTGCGGTTTGTGTGTGACGAATCTTGAAAGATTGCTTAACGCCATCTTTTTTCTTAGTGCGATTTAACGCAAGGTTAAGAGTATTAGCGCACACAACACGAACAGGTGTAATGCTTGCTTGAATTGCGATTGAGCCATCATGCGATGTGTTAATGAGAAGATAGGTTTTAACCTTATCTGCAACACCACTAGGGTCAAGGATAGTTTCACGCTCTAGTGCTAAAGCACCGAACACAACACGACCACCTTTAATTGAGCCAGCAGTCTCCCAACGTCCACCACCATCTAAAATGTTATCGCCAAATGAAAATAAATCTTCATTTTGCAATACATGGTAACGCTCACCAACAACACCCAACACGTCGGTTTGTGTTTTGTCAGTAGGATTTGTACGAACAACATATTGGTATTCTTTGTCGCTTGTTAAGTGTGATGGGATAGGCATATCTTCAAGACGAACATTCCAACCATTTAGACTTGCTGCTTCCAGCATTTCCGATGTTGTTTTTTCTTCTGTAAAGACAGTACCCAATCCATGCCATGCAGGTTCACGGAAAGATGCAAAAGATGTTTTTCCGTTTTGTTCTTCTAGGTCATGTGCCATGAGTTTTCTTCTTTCTGTAGATTGTTTAATTAAGCATAGCAAAAATTTTGGGGAATGTCAATTCATCTTCTTAAACATTGGACAATTCGGACATTTCCTGGTGTGATATAGATCACGGGGGGCGGGATTTTAAAAGAAAAAATAAGCAGTTTTAAATCATGCTCAGGATCTTTGGCCCCTTATTTATACTGGCTGTACCGTGGCCAGTTCTGATAGCCCCCTATCAAATTTAATATGCCTCTTCAACTGTAACTTCGTCTACATTTAAGTCTGCGTCATAGTCATATGAACTTAAATCAGCCTCAATTGAAACATTGCTTAAGTCAAAGTCAGCAATTTCTGACATTGGTACACTGATTGTTCCAGTGAATGTGACTGTTCCTTGTACTTCAATTTCCTTAACTGGATTAATACCAAAGAGTTCACATAGCGCTACAAGAACTTCTTCTTTAGAATAGTTAGGGTCATACCATTCTACAATATTGTCTTCAAGTTGTCTCACTGTTCCTTGAATACTACGCAATGAATCTTCTTTAGCACGAGCACTGTGTAGGTCCCATTCAAGTTCTGTTACCTTGGATGTTAGATATGTTGCCTCTTCAGGAGCAGCATATGTGCCTGCGATTGCTTTATAGGTTACGAGTAAATTTGGATTATAAGGTACTTCTAGTTTGTCAATTGTTACGGCGTCATTGATATTGGTTGACATTGCGGGGCCTGCTTTCTGTTGTTGTTAATATAATAATATCAGGATGATTGGGGAAATGCAAGTCCAGTTCTTAATTAGTCTCAAATAATGAGATGTGATTTAGATCACAAAGGGCGCCCCGATTTTTTGGGGCAATTAAAAGGTGAGCAGTTTAGAACTCATGCTCAGGAGTTTTTATTATTTAGTTGTGCTTACCATAGCAAGACGACGAGAACCATTTGCTAACTGTAAAGAAATACGAGTTAGTTTAGAGTTGATAGGTGAGAACTTTACAATTCTACCTGTAACGCCTGTTTTGCTTGTGGTGAATAAATCACCGATTTGGTATGTGTAACCGCCTAGTGTCATGATTTTCCTTTTCTGTTGTGGTGTTTGCTTACTTACTTAGTCTAACATTTTTTAGGGGGGAAGTCAAATACCCTTCCCCACCTAGTTATCTAATTAAAGATAACGAGCAATAGCGTTGTAGGTGCTAGTGCTAACTGTTTCCTCGTCCGTCATTAAAAGGATACGGATAGCGTTAGAGATTTCCTCTTTCATTTCACGATAAGTGTGCTGATGGATTTGCTCAAAATCCCTAGTTGGTTCAGCAGGGAACTCGCCTTCCTTAACTGTTAAATCAAAATCAACATTAAGGTTGTTTGACCATTGACGATAGTTTGTTCGCACATTTTGAGCCTTATCTATGTTAGCGATAGCGAAAGCAAATAATTCTTTTTTCCAAGCCTCTAGTGCTTCGTTATACTTTGCTTCGTTCTCGTCTTGCTTCTTGTAGTTAGCCTCTAGTTCTGCTAACTTATTTGTTAGGGCTGTAATAACTTTTGGTGTAGCGATTTTTACATTTATTGCTTTGCCTCTTGCCATTTAGTTTGTTTCCGTTTCTGTTTGGTGGGTTTGATGGGGGTATTAAGTTGAGCAGTTTTAGTAGTCATGCTCAGGACTTTTAGCCACTAGGCTAAGATTACTTTGCTGTCCAAGTAGTCCAGCGAGTTGCGCCAGCAACATCTAACTTAACACGAACATTACCATTTGCCTGTGGCACGATTTCTTTGATAACGCCTGTTGCTTTTGACTTTTGGCTTGTGTAGGTATCTCCTACTTTGTATGTTGCGTTTGATACGGACATGGTTCTCCTTCTTGTTGGTTTTTGCTTACTGTATAAGTCTAACATTTTTTGGATAAAAATACAAATCCATTTCTTAGATTTCTCACATTTTGAGATTATTTCTTTGTGAGATACATCACATTAGGACAAATCGGACATTACTTATGACCTAGCCCTGCTGATAGGATTATAATAAATAGGATAGTTAATACTACTAACTCCATAACTCCTCATTTCTTGCTTGACGAGAATACAATGTCGCTCTTTGAGTATACACATAAAGAACACGAAACGCAAGCGGAGCCTTTTGTAGAGATAAGTGGTATCTGTTTATTATTTTCAGGACACTTAGCCCCTACCTTACCTATCATTGCTTTCATATCCGCTTGACCTACCGCAAAATTTTTGGCAAGGTATGCTAAGCGAATTCCATGAGTGTTTTTTAGATCAACGCCAATCTTTACATTCTCACTATCTGTAGAATAATATAAAGAAAGATTAGCAGTATCCTTTAGGATGAGTGCAGCAGACTTAACTCTCGTGTATACCCAAAATTGAATGCTAGGATTATTTAGAATGACTGTTTTCCAAGCATTAGTATAAGTGTCGTTAAAGAAATCTCCGTCCCAGTGGATACGGAATAACTTTTGTGCATTGCGCTTATCGCAATCTTTAATAAACTCATCTATCATTTCTGATAGTAGAGATACCATTGTGTCGCTATCTGCGTCTTTAAGTAATTCCCAGTTGTGTAGTAAATTCTTTTTTACTGTTGGGAATACTTTTTCCAGTTTGCCAGCATAACAAACACTCTCGCATACGCTAGTCGCTCCAGGGCAGGAATAAGACTTTCCAGCAGGGAGACCGAAGGTGTTTGCAATTGTTGGTGTTTTTCCATTGGGGCTAACGGCATTTGTAACTTTCCTATCTTTACTTCTAAGTAGTGGCATATAATAATTTTACCCTAAATCAGGAAAAATATCAAGTCTTCTTAATTAGGTGTGATCAAGGTCACAAAAGGCCGCCCCGCTTTTATTGCAACATCATTAAATCAAATTGGTCGTATTCGCCAACTTCAATTATTTCTCTTTCACCAAAATCATTTACAATTTCTAAAGTGTATCCATCACGTAGTGAAACTATATCTACAATAGACACAACCTCATCAGCAATTAAGATATTGTCGTCAATTTCTAATTGCCCTGAAGTTAGCACATCAACTTTTACATAGTCCACAATCTGAATAGTATCATCATTTTCTAGATCAATCATCTTATTCCTCATCTACTGGGTTAATGAACCACTCTAGGTGGTGCTGACTTACAATTGCGCTTGCTGGTGCTTGCT